CGGGTTCTGCTCTTCGTCAATCAACATATTTGGTTCCTGCCAATCTGGTTGTAGGAGATTCAACTCGGCGTTCATGCTTATGAGTTGGCTTTGCGCTCTGCATTCAACTTTTCGACATGTATCCGCTCAAACCGCCCATGAGAGGACGGAAAGTGGCCGGACCACCCTTCGAGTTTGAACGCTGGAGCGCTCATAATGCGTGTAGCGTTTCCACCACACGCGCACTGAACGCTGCTCGACTCATAATCGGTCAGACGCTCAATTCGTTGCCCGCATTTGCAGGCGAATTCATAAATTCGTTTCGGCACGCAAGTCCTCGTATGCTCGTTCGCTGATCTGCTTGAGATTTCTCAGCCACAGCAGGATTGACAATTCGCCCTTGCGAAATTGTAAGGCGTTGCCGTCCTCAATCGTAGAAATATTGTTTAGAGAATCTAGCATTTTGTCAACATCTTCCATAAGGTCTAACCATCCCTGTTGGGAGAACATGCTAAATCGTTCTTCGTAATATTTCTGGAGTTCAGGGTTCATGCAGTTGCCTGTTTAACAATGAAAACGATGATCACGCCCAAAATGATGACGACGAGGGCGCCACCAATGATCTGAGCGTAGAAAATCCTCTGGGCGACCAGCTTGCGCCTGGCGATCTTGGCCTCGCGCTCGGACTTATCTCGGGCCTGTTTGATCTTCATCCGCTCTTTGAGCATCATCTCCCAGAGTTCGGGATACCCCCCGTAGACCAGTTGGTGCTTGAGCTGCTCTTCGGCCTCGCGCAAGGCGTTGGCCTGCATGACGATCTCCATAGCCCGACCCGTATCGGACTGGCCTTTCTTGGCGTTGTCGTTGACTGCTTTTTGGACAACGTCACGAGCGTCGAAAAACTTAGCGAATTCGCCAACAAGGCCATTGATGTCCTTGCCCAGCTTGATGGCTTTTTGAATGCCAGCAACTGCGGCCTGGGCCGTAGCGAATGCGGTAATCGGGTCGATCACATCAGCACCCAGATCCCGAGCTTAATCAGGCCGATCAGAGATGCGACCAGAAAGCCAGCGACAAAAAAGCCAAGGACGAAGTCAATCATCTTCTTTCTTTGCCAGTTTTAGGTGTTGGTGTTTGTACCAGATGTTCACGATCAAACCGATGACAGCGATGATCAAGCCGCCAAAAGCCGCAATTTCATTAGCAGTCAGGCCGAAATAAACGGCGCTGGCGCTGCCGCCGTACTGTGCGGTGGTTGCGACTTTGACGACTTCGACGCTCATGGCTTACTTCAGGGCAGTTTTGATCTCATCCGGGGTAGCCGCCGCATCAATCGCGGTTTGGATGGCAGCGTACTTCTCGCGGATTGCTTGGCGGGCAGCTTCAGCGCCGTCTGCCTGACCGGGGATCTGCTTGGAGATGGCCTCGTCGTAGGGCGCAAACTCTTTCGAAAAACTTGCGATGCCGAACACGGGGATTAGCCTTCGTACAGGATGTTGATGTTACCGGCGTCGAAGGTATCGGTGCCGTTTGTTGCTTGTATGCGAAGCCGGTCAACCGCCCCCGCCATAGTGATCGAGCCAGAAGAATACCGGATTGCCGCTTGGTTACTGTAAGTAATGGTGGATGTGAACGCCCAAATCAAGCCGTTAAGCGTTGCCAGCGTTGACATGCCGTGCGCGGTATCTGCGGCAGCGGAAGCGTTTGAAATAATAAAACCAGCAGACATGTTGGCGGCTGTGCCCGCACCAGTAGATGCCGACCCCAGATACCCGCTTGTGGTGTACGTTGTGGACCCTAACTGAATGATTGGGTTGCTTGTGCCGGAAAGCGACACCCCGGAATACATCACTGTAATGCGCTTCACCCACGACGGGATGCCGGTGAATTCAATTGCAGTGCCGGATGTGGATGCGATAGTAGTGCCGGAAGTAATGGTTCCTTTGATGGAGCCGTTAACCGTCAAAGTTGCGCCGGTAGACTGCGTGGCCGTACCGATCATGACAGCGCTGCTGGAGTTGGCAACTAACACATCCGCAGTCGTTGCCCCAGAGTTGCCCACACCCAGACGCACCGTGCCGTCAGGGCTGCTGGGCTGATACAGCGTGAAGTTGTTGGTGGCAGTGACCGACTGGCCGACCTGTACGTTGTTTGTCTTCAGTGTGCTCATGCCAGCTGCTCCTCAGTCGGACGCGCAAGGGTTGGATGTTCCCACTTGGCGATGTAGTCGCCTTTGCCGTCGCTGTCGTTTTGCAGCGTGATGACGGTCAGAAAGTCGCGGTCTGTGAGTTGAGGATACAGGGCCTTGATTTTGTCGTACAAGCTCATCATGCAGCCCTCACCATTGAGGCTTGGAAAAAGACCGCTGACGGGCCAAAAGCGGAGGTGCTCTGTGCGCTGCCGTTGTTATGCTGCCCATAAATTTCAACGTAATCGGTCGAACCGTTCAAGGAGACAAGACAAGAAATTGTGTTGTTTAGGCCCACTGCGTTGTTAGGAACAGAACTTCCACGCTTTAATTCAGTACCGTTTTTATAAACCATAAATAACGTATAAGTTGAAGTCCAACCGCCCCAGTTAATACCCGCGTTAATTTGGTAATATCCGGCAACCGTTGGCGTAAAGCGATAGTTCGTTGCGTTGTCGTAACAGCTATTGGTGTCAAACTCTTCAGTTTGAAAAGCTATTTTTGTTGCCGTCGCGTTATTGATACTTTGAGCGCTGCTGGCGTATGCGCTAAACGCCGGACCAGTCCCCGCAAACGTAGATGCAGTGCTAATCAAAGTTCCGGTGTTATCCGGCAGGTTCAACGTGCGGTTACTGGCCGTGCTCGGCTCTTGCAGAGTAACACTGCCGCCGCCGGAGGAGTTGAGTTTCAGGCTCATGGCTTACTCGTACAAGATGTTGATGGAACCAGCGTCGAAGGTGTCGGTTCCAGTGACTGTAGTAATCCTTAAAGCCGTGAGTGCTGCGCCTAGCGACACCGAACCGGCAGAAAGGCGCGTATTAGCAGAATCACTCAAGGCCAAGTTACCATTTTCTGTCCAACTATTACTAGATATATTGGTAATAATTATGTTTCCGTGTGTTACGCTTGCAGCAGCAACAGAGTTATTAACCATAAATCCCGTTGAAAAGTTGGTGATCGTTGCTCCGGTACTTGTAGAGGATGCACCCAAATACCCGCTTGTGGTATAAGTTGGTGTACCGCCCGTCCCCAATTGAATAAGCATGCTTGAGGTGCCGTTTGTTGAGACGCCCTGAAACATCACCGTGATGCGCTTCACCCACGACGGGATGCCGGTGAATTCAATTGCAGTGCCAGATGTGGATGCAACAGCAGTGCCGCTATTAAGCGGCGCGCCTGTGATGCCGGTTGTTCCGTTAATTACTACTGGCATTTAAGTCACCACCCAAGTAGAACCAGAAGAGACAGTCACTGTGATTCCTGCGGAGACAGTAACCGGGCCAGCGCTCAAACCATTATCGCCGGAAGCAATTGTGTAGTTTTCCGCCACTGTGGCGCTATTGACCACAATGCCGTTGCTTGCACGGGTCACCGTAGCGCTCAACTCGCCCGTGCTAGGCTTGTACAGCAGCTTGGCGTTGCCCGTGTAGATCGTCGAGAGCGTTCCGCTGGTCGCCGCAGCAAAGAGCGGGTACAGGTTGGACGTTGTGCTGGTGTCGTTAGAGGCCGTGACGCCCCCACCGCCAGCAACCGTCGCCCACGAGGTATTCGTGCCATCCGTCGTCAGGTATTTGCCCGAGTTGCTGGTCTGGCTCGGGGCCAGGGCGTTGAACGCTGCGGTAGCCGTCGTCTGGCCCGTGCCACCGTTGGCAATAGCGACGGTGCCCGTCACGTTGCTGGCGGTGCCCGTGGTGTTCTGGTTAAGCGTCGGTACATCGCCAGCCTGAATCGAGGCCATAACGACGTTAGTGCCGTTACCGCGCAGGTACGAGCCAGAAGTCACCGCGCCCGCAAAGGCATTCATGGCCGTTTGAGCGGTGGTTTGGCCTGAACCACCATTGGCAATCGGCAGCGTGCCGGTCACCTGGGTCGAGAGGCTCACGTTTGAAAGTGTGCCACCCAGTGTTAGGTTTCCACTGGAGGTCACCGTGCCTGACAGGCTAATGCCGTTGACGGTGCCCGTGCCGCCTACTGAAGTAACGGTGCCGGTGTACTGGTCATTCGACGTAACCGTAAAGCTCGGATACGTCCCACTAATGCTCGTAGTACCCGCGCCCGTGAGCGATACGGTTTGATCTGGCGCACTGTTGGTGATGGTGAAGTTAGGATAGGTGCCAGTCCTGGTGATACCAGTTCCAGCCGTGATCGACACCGTTTGATCCGGTGCGCTGTTGGTGACCGTGATCGAGCCAGCACCGTTGCCAATGCTGATGCCCGTGCCAGCGGTCAGATTGCCCTTTTGCCACAGCGAGGTGGTGGCGTTGTAGATGATCGTCTGGCCGTTGCTGGGGCTTTGGGCCGAGACGTTGTGCAGCTCGTCCAGCTCATAGCCGTTTTGTACACGTACATACAGACGGCCGTTGCCAGCGTTGGCTCGCTCAACCACGCCGATATAGACTAGATGATTTGGAGCGTAGGGCTTGGTGGCCGTAAGCGTACCGGCCGTCGCGCCCAGATATAGCGTATCGCCAGGATTAAATGCAGACAGGTTCAAACCGTCTTGCACGCCCTGGCACAGCACCATACCAGCTTGGCCTGCAGCGATGTTCTCAGCGCACAGACCTAGAGTCTTGGCCGAAGTCGAATCGCCAGTGTTGTAGGCCAGTTTGACCGATACCCGGTCACCCTGCGCCGCGTACATATAGACCGGCTGGCCCTTGGTGATTGTGACCGCTTCGTCGTTGGTCACATAGGCGTACAGGGTTTGGCCAACGTCCGCAGCGATGTTGGCATTCAGGCCCACAGAAAGCGTCTGCTGGGTTGAGTCCCAGTACAGACGGCCCGCAGCGTTGGTGACCGTCGCACCCGTGTCGAACTGGATGTAATCGGGCGAGGAGATGTCGCCCGTAATCCCCGTCATCGAGGTAATGTTGTCGTTGGCGCCAGCAATGGCCCAACTCTGGTCGATCTTTTGCCAAGTCGAACCGTTAAAGATGACCCAATCGCCCGCTTGCCAGTCGGTGATACCGTTGAGGTTCGTGCTACCGGCTACCGAGACGACGTAGTAGTAGCCATTGGTGCCCGTGCTGCTTACCAGCGTCGGAGTGTTGGTCGATGCGTTCCAGGTGCCTTGATAGTTCAGGCCACCAGCCACCGATGCCCACGAAAGCGCCGTTCCGTTAGTTGTCAGATACTTACCCGCATTGCCCGTCTGGCTGGGGATCAGGTTGTTGATCTGCGTCTGAAGCGATGCCAGCGTATCTAGCACCGTCTGGCTCGTACCGCCGCCGTTGGTGATGACCTTGATCTTCTCAGCCAGATCAGGAGCGACCACTTCGCCCACGTTGATCGTGCGGCCCGAGGACAGGCTAATAATCAGAGAACCGTCAAAGTCAATGTGCGCGTCGGTGACCGAGACACCATCCACACCATCCTGACCGTCCACGCCATCGCGACCGTCAGTGCCTTTCGGCCCCATCGCGCCCGTCGAACCATCCCGGCCCGCACGGCCATCGCGGCCATTGGTGCCGTCGCGCCCGTCTTTGCCATCCTTGATGGAGGCAACGCGCTGCTCAATCTTGTTGCCCACCTCATCGTAGCGAGACTTGATGTCTCCTTCGATCTTCTTGAGCGCCTCGATCACCAGACGAGCCTGCTCGCCAACCTTTTGCTTTTGCAGCTCGCGGCTCTTGGCCATCGTGCCGCGAATGGACTCCAGAACAGCCTTTTGCTGTTCCTCGGTCATCCCTTTTAGGATTAGCTGTTTAGCAAGGCTTTCAACGTCCATTGCCCAGCTCCTTGGTCAACTGATCCAAGAAATCCTGCTCCATACCGCTGACCTTGTTTTGCTTCTCGGCCATCTGAAGCTCAACGATCTTGGACTTATTCTTGATGTCCGCTTCCTTAAGCATCAGCTCTGCGATCTTCACGCGCTTATCGAATTCGCTCGCTTCGCTGCCTGCTGGCAGATTCTTGGTAGACGACGCGATGATCTTAGCCTGCGTTTCCTGCGGCATCAGTTGCGTCTCGGTCAGAATCTTCGCCGCTTCCGCACGGTTTTGCTCGGCTTGCGTCGTGTTCAGCGCAATCTGAGCCTGGGCCGCTTGCAGTGCGAGCTGCTGCTTGGCCATCTCGAGCTGCTGCTGCTCAGGATTGGGCTGGGCCATCTGCTCCAGAGCGCCGATGAGTTCGTAGCGGTTCGTGAGGCTGCTATTAGACAAGATGCCCTTGAGCAGCAGCGGCAGCACCGGAGTATTGGGGCCGAGAGTTTGCAGCAGACCGATGAACTGTTGCTGTTCGTACTCGCGAGCGATGATGCCTAGCGTGGCCGTCGGGATGAACTTCATATCCACCGACGGATAGCGCTCAGGATCGAACTGCATGTAGCGGAAAGCCGCCTTCTGGATGAACGGAATCAGGAAGTCTTCCTGGAAGTTGACCAGAGTGCGCTTGTACTTCTTGATGATTGTGGCGACCGCCATCGACAGTCCACCCGCGTCGCGGGAGACCTGGCTCACCATGCCTTGGCTATCGAGCGTCCCCGTCGATTGCAGCAGCATGCGCTCAAAATCCTTGGCCGTGGCGAGGTTCGCACCGTCAGTGTTGCCAAACTTGAATGGGAACAAAATTTCGTTGGGGTTGCCGTTCGTCAGAATGGCTTTGCCCGGACGCACTTCAAACTTCGCACCGCGCGGCAGACGCGTAGCATCCATCGCCATCATGGGGGCGGTCGTGAGCGCCAGCGAATCAAGGTGGCTACGCACCTCGGCATCGATGGCCTTTTGCATGTTGTAGGCCTTCTCGACCGTACCGCGACCGAGCAAACGGTTGGGAACCGTATCATCTTGATAGGACAGCACAGGGCGATCCTTCATCATGTACGGGTTCTCTTCGGCCTTCAGGAGATAGCCTTCGTTGGCGATCACCACGATCGCTTCCACCAGATCGCTGTACTCATCTGCCACCGAATCATCGGGGAAGAGGTCTTCGACTTCCTTGTTCTCTTCCAGGTTCTTCAGGTATTCACGCGGCACCAGGCCGTAGTACGTCAAGAGGCGCACCTTGTCGCTCTCGTACTGGCTGATCTCCTGCGTCGGCTCCAGATCGGTGTCTTCGCCGGCGGGCTGAATGTTCACTTTGCGGTAGATCCCGCGCTCCATACCCTCAACCACCTTGTGGATCGAGACATATTTCTCGATTGCCACGCCCATGCAGTCGTCAACGCTCGTGCCGTTGGGGTCAAACAAGAAGTTCTTGGGGTTGACAGGCACAATCTTCACCGCAATGCGCGGTTTTTCGATCACACCGATGGCCGCTTGACCCGGTTGGCCAGGAATGGCCTGCGTAGCGGGGACAAACGTCTTTTCAGTCTTGACAACGATCTCGCCAATGCCAGTGCCGTAGATTTCGGCCATCAATTCGATCTGGTCGATGGATTTGCGGATCTTGTCCTGCTTGAAATCCTCCATCAACTGGGCTTTGAGCATCTCAACGTCAAGCGGGTTACCGTTAACGTCGCGGATGTCGTCCTCAATGTCGAAAAACTCGCCCTGGCCGAAGATCGCTTCCATGATCTCCGCGTGACGAGTCTCAACGGCCTGCTGCGTGGCGGGCGTCACCAGCTTAGAGCGCTCAGATTCGCGCATCTTGTCCTCCGCCGCCCACTGGCCACGGAAGATGCGCTCATACTCCAGGTAGGAAGGCAGGAAGTTGGTGTCGCGCCAATCGCGCCAGCGGTCGCAGTGATCCGTAACGAATGCTAGAAGCTCCTTGTCACCCTCGGTAGGTTCGTAGAATTCGTTAGGTTCCATAGTCACACCCCTGAAATTACATCCAGCGGTTGCCACTCATCTTGTTCTTCGCCCTCGAAGTAAGATGTGACCGCCAACTGGTCTATATATGATAAAGCATCGGGCAAATCATCGTGAACACCCTGCGCCGGGAACATAAGCGTTTGGTCGATGAAGTCTGACCAGTCTTCGTCCTGATTTAGCACGATTCTGCCATGCTCAAAGCGTCCTTGCAACGACCAAATGATGCGATCCGCCTTCTTTCGGTTCCCGTGCGTCAGGTCAATGATATGCGCATAGACGTTATTTTTTCGCATCAGATCGCTCAAATACGGCAAAACCGCGTTTTTTAGCGATCCCCGCTCGATTCCGACAGACAGTGGCCGGTAGTCGCGGATCTTCATCAGGATCTTAGCCGCCGTCTCGCGCACATCCCAGCGCCCGTGCTCGATTTCCTTGACGAACCACTTGCCGTCGTCCGTCACCTTGACGATTGCAATGGCCGATTCGTCCAATCTCTTCTTGGCATTGGCCGCTTGTTTGGCCACTTCCTCAAAACCCGCCAAGTCCACCGCGATGAAGTAACTGCCATTGTTCGGTTCTTCTCCGTACTTTAGCCATTCTTCCCGAAAGATGTTTGATCCGGCGTTGTCAAAACTGGCCAGATACTCGGTTTTGAACGCGAAACTCGATAACGTCTTCTTTGCGCTCTCGATTTCGGAAGGGTCAATGAGCGGATTGTCCTTCGTCGTGAAGTGCCAGCTCTTCCACTCACTATCCTCTTGCGACTGCCCTAGCTTGAACAGATCATAGAACCAATTTCTACCCTTTGGTGTCCCCAGAAATAGGGCGCGGCCCTTGCGGTCGGACAAGCTGGCGCGGATAACTTGTTCCCAGGCTTCTGGCTTAATGTCCGCCACCTCGTCGAGCACGGCGTAAGTGAGAGAAACGCCGCGAAGAGTATCAGGCCGGTCAGCTCCGCGAACGTAAATCTTGGCACCATTGATCATGGTGATGTCCAGATTGTTCACATGGCTGGACTGGATCACATCCCGGCCCAGCTCTAGCAACAAGTCCCACACAATCTGGCGGGACTGTCCCATAGTGGGACTAACGTAAAGAACTGCCGAGCCTTGCGGGCACTTCAGGGCTTCAATGATCAGGGTGACGGCGCACAAGCGCGACTTGCCACACCGACGGCCAGCCGCAATGACCTTGAATCGGCTTTTATCTTTGAAAACTTCCTCCTGCCAGGGCAGGAGCTGGAAATTTAGATCAGCCATTTTTCGCCTTGTTCAAGTAGCCAATCGCGTTTTGCAAAAGAGCTACGTTGTCGTGGAATTTCCCCAGCGCAGTGTTGCACAGGTCGCACAAAATTCCCCGGATCTGATTTGTCGCGTGGCAGTGATCTACGACCATTCTAGTGCCGGGGGCGCCGTATTCTTGCTTAGTTCCGCAGATCGCACAGCCTCCGCCTTGAGCGTGAAGCATGGCATCGAAATTCTCCAAGGTCAAACCGTAGGTGCGTTTTAAATGGCAGCGACGAGTTGCCAGCCTATGCCTCGCCCTAAAGTCGGCGTCATCCCTCATTCGTTGCGCCTGTGAGCTTAACTTTCGCTGCTTGAATTCTTCGTCCGATGCGTACTTCTTGCGCTCCAGCAATGTCGTGCATTCCTTGCAGCGCGGGCGCACACCTTTAATCCCGTTGGCAACAGGATAGAAATCTGACAGCGGTTTTTCAATCTTGCAGTGCGTACATTTTTTCATTCCGCAATTGTACTCCTGCTCAAGCAGGAATACAACTAGGCGTCAGAAATATCTTGTGCGTCGATCACTATCGGAGTTGGCGCTTCGCCAATGCCGGTGATGTTAATCGTAACCGCAGAGCGCTGGCCCTTTTCTTTTTCGAACATACTGACAGGTAGCGCACGATCAAGGCACATCTTCAGTGCCGCCATCTGACCTGGGTGGTTATCGTTTAGTGCAATCTGGATTACCTTCTCCGCCACATCCTTTCCGCCAGAGCGGATCATTATCTCTTTGAGTTCCTTGATGCGCTGGTTATCCGTCTTGGGCAAGATAGACGGAGGATTAACTGCGTACTGTTGGATCGTCATTGGCTTTTTTTTCGGGATCACATTAGCTCCAGGTGAAAAGGTCAATTTTGCTTTTTCAGAGGGGGGGAGGCACCCACAATTTCTCGCGGCCGAGGCGCCCCCTCCCCCCCCTATCGAGTTATCCACAGGTTATCCACAGGTTGTCCACAGAATTAAGTTCTAACTGTGGATAACATGTTAATAACTCACCTAAGTTGTTGATTTCATTGAGATTGCGTTCTGAGCTGGCAGCGCCAGAAAAATACAATGGTCATTATGTCAAATAAAATTTAATTTCCGACCGGGAAAAGTATTACAAATCTGGCTGTCCACAGGACAATTGTGGACAACTCGAGGTTGGATCTGTGGATAAGCTGTGGATAACTTAGTTAGTGAGCGCTCACTTGCGTTTTTGGGACGGAGAGAGCGGGAGAGAGAGGAGCGGAGGGTGCTTTCCGGGGGTACTTCATCTGATCTGTCCCCAATTATTCGCTGGGAAGCGCAGCACCCACCAGTCACCAATGCCTCTATGACGCGTTTAACGGGCACTGTGAGCGCTCCTGTAGCATTCCAAAGGGAGGGATAGCGAGGCCCTGCTTAAATCCATTCCTGGGCGGTATCCGAGGCTGTAGAGGTACGAGTACGCATCAAGCACTTCCAGCCATCCAGCAGACAGATCGCCGTTCCCTGCCGCCAGCAAGATCGCACGTTGCCCATCATCGAGCTTGCGATGCAGCACCTTTGCGTTCGGACTCGCTGGCCTTCCCATCTCCAACTCTCCATTAGTAAATTCGTATCACAACCCAAAATCGCCAGTTAGCATCCACTAACAAACCCCAAAGACCCCAGACGCAGCATGACCCTATGACCCCAACCCTTAGGGTTGGGGGTCAGGGAGGGTCAACTTTGCTGCTTTTTTGAGCAACTTTGACCCTGACCAGGGTCATGACCCTAGGGTCATCCAGGGTCAACTTTTCCCACATTCTCACAAACCCCACATTAAACATTTTTGCGTAACATCAGCGCACTGGCGTTGGCTTCATCGACCATGATCCACCCATGCTCGGTGGCCTCGATCATCCCAGCCTGGAGCATCGCACCGATCATTTTGTCGTTGTACGACGGGTTCACCATGTTCCTGATGGTGCGCTCTGCGTTGCCGTCAGCCGCCAGTTTGTCCTTGAGCGCTGATCTGGTGAGGTACGGTGCACCGCCCAGATCCTCCGCACCGCTGGCCCACCAAGCGTTCTCCCACACCTTCCTAAACCCATCTATCTTGGAGTCCTTCTTAGTCGGTGCTGCCGGGGCTTGCGACTCAATAACCACGGCGCTAGTTACCGACTGATTATCTTCGTCATACCAGCCCGGAATAGTTATCTGCTGCAAATCCAAGAACACTGGCTTTGCCAGCTCCGCATCTTTGGACTTTCTCTGCACCAATTGCATAGGGCTATTTGGCCCAGCGGGAATCACACTTATCTCAATATCTAATGCACCGCGCCACGCTGAGGATCCTCGAGCACGGTGCTGGGCCTCCTCGGATACGCCGGTGTGATGCACCAGGATCACCGAGCAATCGAACTCCTGCATGAGGTTGCCGCAAGCGTCCAGCATGGTCTTGGCGTCTTGGGCGCTGTTCTCGTCTCCCGCTAAGAAGCGGTGAAGTGTATCTACAACAACCACCTTGGGCGGGGTTGGCAGCATGCGAATGTGCTCGACCACTTTGAGATATCCAGCGGGCGTATTCAGATCACAGCCGTGCTTGGACAGCCACATGTTGATCGGGCCGGGCTTGTGCTGGTGCTTCCAGGCCGCAATGCGTCCACGAAGTCCGTGGTGACCCTCACCGGCCAGATAGACGACGTTGCCGTGGCGCACTTTGTTGCCGCACCAATCAGCGGTGGAGCTGGCGATACGCAGACACCAATCGAGCACGACGAACGTCTTTCCACCGCCAGAGGGCCCGTGAACCATGACGAGAGCTTGGTCTTGGATCCAGCGCTTGACCAGCCACGAGATGGGGCTGGGCTGGGCGGAGAAGTCATCGGCGGGGACTAGCCAATCGTCGGCAGCGGGTGCGAGAAGGCTAGCCAAATCGTTCCCGGCTTGGGCATAATCATTAGCATCGCCAGGTTCTGGAGGCATAACCATACGCGCTCCAAACTTGGCGCAGGCCTGCTCGGCGTAGCGCTGGCCAACGCCAGACTTGTCATTGTCAGCCACGATCACCAGATCCTGCGCTGCACCATAAATCTCCCGCAACTTGCCGGTGACCGTCACGAGGTTGGAGGCCGAGTAGGCAATGATCACGGGCCGATCAATCGTTTCATGAATCGTTGCAGCGGTGGCAAAGCCCTCGGCAACGTAGATCGTGCCCGGTTCGTCCGAGCTACCGAGCTGCCAGAACTTGCCGCCCGTCTGACCACCAGGGTGATAGAGCTTGCCGCCTTGATGGTCAATGTACTGGAGGCTCGAGAGCGTCCCGTCGGCGTCATAAAGCGGCACGACCAGCCGCCCGTCGCCGGTAATGCGTGCGCCATGCACGCCGATGCCCTTGGCAACTAGGTACGGGTGCTCGGGGCTTGCGGGGTTTGCATTGGCCCAAATCTGCTCGACCGTCTCGCTGGCCACCTGATGCTGGCGCTCAAGAGCCGCATCACGCAAGGCTTTGGCCTCGGCAAGACGCTTGGCGTTGGCCATCTCCTCGGTGTGCGTGAGCTTGCGCCCAACCTCTGCACGCCAAGTCACCTCAATCCCCGATCGCCAGCAGCCAAAGCGCCCAGCGGGTATGCCGTCGCCAAAGACCAGATACCAGCCCGGTTTATCGCCATGTCCTGGCGAGCCTTTGCTACCGGACTTGAAGCGGTGAATCTTGCCGTCCAGATGCACCTCATCAGGCGGTTCAAGACCGGCTGCGCGAATGGCGTCGATGAGCTGAACGTCAGGAGGAGCGATCTGTCGCTGTGGCGAGGGTGACCACGGGCCACCTAGGATGTTGGAGAGGTCAGCCAATTTTTAGTCTCCGCAGAAGCACGCAATGGCTTCTTCGTTCTTGTCAAACATATCAGTCTGCTGGGCGGCATACTTTGCCATCTCGGCGTAGCTGGGGCGATCACTGCGGAACAAACCGCCGTTCTTGATGTGGCTGTTTGAAATGCTGTTCTCCTGTGCCGCCCACCAGATTGCACGTTCTGGCTTCTCTGCGATCAAACTCAGAATCTGCGACGCGCCTTTCAAAAAGCACAGATCGCAGTTACCGTGATAGGTCACGCCGTTATGGTTTGGAAGACCTAAGTCGAAATCCGACTCACGCCAAAAAGCGCCCACTTCATCTTTGGTTATGCCAACTTCTGCGAGAGGCATCAGCCGCTCTGGGCCAGACTTTCCGCCGCTTGGATTAGCACGGATCTTCGCTACGCGCCGAGGCTCATCCGCTCGGATTCCAACAAAGTTGTCCCATTCATCCCAGCCAAGCGACTTTAGAAATTTAAGCTCGGGCTGGATCTTCAGTTCCACGGTGCAGAACCTAGCAACAGGATTTGGCAGGAAGTTGCGCTTTTTGATGATTGCCTCAAACGGCTC